AATAGTCGCGCTTAGTTCGTCATACATGCTGATAATAGAATCAACTGTTGCGCTTCCATCACTAAGAGCGCGTTGAATCTGGCTTGGCTCGCCAAATGGCGTTCTTAGAAGGTCGCCAAATCTACTTATCGCATCAGCGCGTTCTTCGTTTGCTTTCTCTAAACGCTTTCTTGCTTCATTTAACTTTTCTTCTACATCTTCTAGTTGTTGGGCAACTTCCATCGCTTGCGGTATGAAGGCTCTAACTTTTTCATTTACTTTGTCAAATGCCTTTTCTAATTTATCTGCTGATTCTTCACCAAGAACTTTAGCCTGTGCGTCAAATACGCTTTTCAGTCTATCAAGACCCCTTAGTATGGTATCTCTTGCGGTATCAGCACCCTTCGTAAAGCCCTGAGCAAAATCATTACGAATAAAGTCGTTGTAATCAGCCAACTTTTCTTTCAAGTCTTGCTTTGCTTTACGCAACTGTTCTGCCAATTTAGCCAAACGCTTCTGTTCTTTTTCATCAACGCGTGGGTCGCCACCAGCAGTTCCAAGAAGGCTTAGGTCTGGCATGGTAGGAAGTTTGAGTTCTTCAAATTTAGGTGCTTTCACTTTCTTAGCAGAATACTTATCAAGACCTGCCGAGAAAGCCTCTATCTTGCTTGCGGCACTATCGGCAAATTCTGCGACACTATCAACTGCTTTATCTGCGAAATCTTTTGCGGCTTGAAAGTATTTACCTACTCCGGGGATTTTGGCTAGTATTCCAAGAAAGGTGCGAATTGGTGCGGTTAATCCCTTCAATACCATTTCGGCAAAAGGACCAATAGCCCGAACCATCTTGGCAACAGCATTTAAGAAAGTTTGACCTACGCTGATAACAATTCTTCTAAAGTTCTCAGATTTATTCCAAAGCAAAACAAAGCCAGCAGTAAGTGCGGCAATAAGTCCTATAACAAAACCTATTGGGTTCATTCTCATAGCAACATTAAGCATCTTAATTGCTTTAGTAACATTCTTAGTAACTGTTGCCCATATCTTAGAAACGCCATTAACTAATAGAACTTGCGCCCTATATGCTAATACTCCTGCTGTAACTGCTACTAAGACTCCAGCCAAAACTTGAAATACAGTAATGTTCTTCTGAATAAATCTACCTACTGCGCCAAGTAGTTTAATAAAGCCGATAAATCCAGCGATAATTCCCTTAATTGCTGGTAACAATACAGAAGTAAAGACTGGCTCAACTACCGAAATAATGGCTTGTCCAAAGTCTTTTAGATTACCCAAAAGGTCTTTGATGAAAGAAATAAACTTAGCAATTGCTTCTGGGTTAGCAAATCTTGCTTGAAGATTTTGTAAAGCCGGAACTAATCTTTCGTTAAGGCTACCTTGAACTTCTTTTATAGTTGGTAAGAGTGCTTCACCAAAATCACCCTTTAGTTTGTTTATTGCTTTACTAAGTTGAATTTGAGCACTTGCGGCAGAACCATTAACCGAAGCGAAATCTTTATAGGTTGTATTTAAGATTCTAACAATTGCTTCTGCTCTTTCGGTTTCAGTTCCTGTCTTAATCATCTTCTTGTCATAATCACTTAAGACGAAACCAACACGAGATAGAGAGCCAAACTGACCATTAAGTGCTTGCGCTAGACCATTCGTATAAGAACGGAAAGTGTCGGCGCTTGCCGTTGCGCCTCTTTCGGCAACGACATAATCCAGAATTGCTGGAGTTAATTTCGCAATAGTGCTTCCGTGTAAATCAAATGTTGCTAACTGCGACTGAACAACCGCGATATTTCCCTCGCTAACTACTGTCATCATTTCAAGGGCTTTAGCGTGAGCATGAAGTATTGCTATTTGTTCTTCGGTTGCTCCATTAGTATTTAAGAGCAAGCGCCTTAATCTGTCTTGCGCTATTTGTGTTTCTTGTGCTGCTTGTATAGATTCTTGAAATGCTCCCTTTAATAATCTGCCAAAACCAACTGCGGCTTTACTTGCGGCTTGATAAAGAACATTACCGATAATTGTGCCTTTAGTTACGGCACGCGTACTGAATCTATCTAAAGTCTTTTGGGCATCGTTGATACCTTTATTGAAGCCAGATGAGTCTGCTTTGATTCTGGCTAAGACATCAACGACTGCCATCTACTTCACTTCCTTTTCTTTGCGGCTTGCTCTTGTTCCCATGCCCGCAACTTTTCAAGGGCTTCCCACTCTGCTAATTCATCAGCAGAAATAGGTTTATGACTGGGGCTTCCATAGAGTAGTTCTTCTACTGTCCGCCCCAGTCTTTCCGCTAATTCAAAGACGAATCTTCGGAAGCCGTTGCGGAGGAGTCTTTTCCCTTTTCATCTGCTGACTCTTGGGTGAATCCCGATAACCTCATACCAACACCAGCAAGGCGGTCTAGAGCCGTTGCTGACTTTGATAGCAAAGTTCCTCGGTCGCTTGGTGTGAATACTTGTAATCCTGTTTCTGGGTCGAAAGCAGTAGCGATTACAATTTCTGGATAAACAAATTGAAGATTGATTCCGCCTTTGTTATCCACTGCTAAGTCCATGATACGAGTGCGCTCTGCGCCTGTCATACCCCGAACTTCTAATTTCACTCCCCACTCTGGTATATCCACCATTTCTGATGGAATATCCTGAATGGCGAAGATTTGGTCTCTTAAGGACACGATGTTCTCCTTTGGTCTCTTGGACTCGGTTATCGGGATTCTTTATTTAGTTGTTATTAAGTTGTTATGCGTAAGCACCGCGAGTTACGGCACCACTTATTTGAAATTCAGCAGAGAAAGCAACTACATCGCCAACTCCTGCTGATGTTTCATAAGAAGTTAAAATACACTCGCCAGTGTATTTTGTGTAACCAGTAGTAGAACCTTCTGGGCCATACTCAAAAGATACTGTTGCTTCTTGACCCAAGATACCTGCTAGGTATCCATCATAGGTTGCGTCAAAAGAACCTTCAATAGAAATTGTGCCGTTCTTGAAGCCTACGATATAGGTGCGGTCAGATGAACCGAAACTTGTTGTTTCAAGAACTTCTGCGTCGCGTGGGAAAGAAACTGAATTACATGCATCTGATAAATCTCTTAGTGAGCCGCCAGAATCATCTACTTTGAATACGGCGGACTTACCATGACGAAATGAGGGCATTTGCTATCTCCTTGCGAAAGCGATTGATACGGTAAGTGAGCCCGTAGAACCTGCTGGCGTAACGACTGCTCGCAGGTAACGAGCAACTGAACCCGTGACTTCTACTCTTTCAGAAGTCGCGGTTGAGGTGGATATAGTCGCAAATGTTGCTAGGTCTGCCCAAGTTAAATTATCGGCAGATGCTTGAACTTTTGCTACTGTTGTTCCATCTCTTGTGTTTGCTGTGACGTGTAGGTGTGCCACACCACCATTGCTAGAAGCAGCACTATTGTCGTTTGCTGTTCCGGTTAAAGTCGTGCTTACGGACTGTTGGCAAGCGAGCCAAACTCCATAATCAAGACCACCATTAGCAACCGCCTCTCCACTTACCGCAACAACTTCTGTTAGCGGACTGGATACCTCATAAGAGGTTGATTTGCTATCTAACAAAACTGCTCTGCGACCAACGCCTGAGCCATCACCGGATACTGTCATAATCGGGCCATCACCCAGTGCGGTATTTAGAATTTCGTCTATCGCATCTGAGGAACCATCAAATAATCCTTCAAAAGAAACAGAGCCGTCTGTATGTCCCGCGATAAATGTTCTATCGCTAGAGCCAAAAGTTGTTGTTTCTGGAACCTCAACAGCATTGGAAGCAGATACGCTGTTTAGGTATGTGGTTATGTCAAATTCATCTGCGATAACTACTGTATTTTTACCGTGACGAAATGTAGGCATTACTTATCCTCGCTCTCGACTGGGCGTTCATGAATAGTTCCATCTTGAACGAAGCCATCTTTATCGCCATCTTTGGCATTTGGCTTAAATTCTGTATTTTTTAATTTTGGTTCGCTTTTAGGTTCTACCTTCTCTGGTTCTGCTGTTTTCTTGGAAGGCTTGCCATCAAGGCTTTCAATAAGTCCTGAACTTAGAAGCCAAGCAACAGATTTTTCAGGCAGGTCGGAAACTATCTCTCCTGCTTCAGCGCGTTTATTGGGTGGATAATCTATTCCCACTACGGCTCGGTATTGCGCCATGTGCGCCTCCTTTATGGCAACACAGACCCAACTACTCTGACCTCTAGGGCTCGGCGCGTAGTGGGGTCTCTTGGACTCGTTGGGTAAAGATTATCACTAAATAATGTAAATGTGCGCACAACGCGCTAACTCAGTATCTCAAGGTCTGCTACTCGTTTTTCTGGATACATACAGAAGGTAAGAACTCCCGGCTCAGAACTCTCTCCTGTCATTTGTTCCCACCATTCGCTACCGCCATCCATCGCAGGTGCTTGTAGCCACAAACAGCCACCCCAGTCTGCGCTACGGAAATGATGATAATGCCCAGAAACTAATACATCACTTCCGCCAATGTATTGTCTGCCTAAAGCCTGTCTTTCTAACCATCTTTTAATCTTCTGCTCTACTGTTCCAGACATTTTGGCTACATGACCATGAGTTATACCCAGAACCCAACCAGCAACTTCAATAGTAATGCTCAATTTATCCGTAGGTATAGCAAACTTGACATGCCCAAAAGTTTCTGGATTAGCCTCAAAGATTTCTGATACTTGCTCAACTATTGCCAAATCATCATTATCATTAAGAGTTGTATAACTTTTGCCTGATGAGTTTCTATTTTCACCGTGATTACCGGCAACTGCTACTACCCGAACAGATGGAAAGTATTTAGACCAACGAATAAGGGCATCGCGCAATAATCTTCTAGCAACTTTTATTTGGTCGCGTCTATCAAGTTCAACCCCAAAAGTCTGTTGAGCATAATGACCCACACAACCTTCTATAGAATCACCAGTCCAAAGAACTATTAGTTCATTTATTGGTCTGCCCAATTTGCGAAGTTCTTTTATTCTAACTTCAACATCGTCAATGCTTTTCAAGATTCTTGCTATTGTTCCGCGTAGTCCATCTCCATCAGGTTTTGCTATTTGCCAGTCTGAAAGAACTACACATAAAGCACCTTCGCCAAATACTTTAGGTTTAGCGTTTGGCTTGTATCTTTTTATTTCTTTTTCAAGTTCTTCTAAATCAACCTCAAGACCTTGAAATTTCTGGACTACTTTGCCTTTCCATTGGCGATTTAATCCTGTATCTGGATTACCCCAAGCATTAAAAAGAACTGGCTCGACTACTGAAAACTTTTCTGGGTCTAATCCCCATAATCTAAGAACGGCATCCCAATTTGGTGCTTCTTCCGCCGGCATAGCGGTAGTAGTAATAGTTCCTTCACTTCCGTTCCAGACTACTCCGGCTTTCCACTCGGCACCTTTTTCTTTCAGAGATGCCTGTTTATCTGGATTACTGGTTGTTTCTAGCAGTTTGTCTAGTGCTTCTTCTAGGCTCATGGGCAACTACAACCAGTTCCCGATTTTCGCCTTCTATGTCGGCGCATAACTTCATGGCTAACATTAAAGTCAAATGATTTCAGTATGTTACAAATATCGCCAGCAAGAACTTCTTTATTTTCCATTATCTTATTTAACTTATCTTGAGTTTCTTGTGGCAGTTGTTCAAGAATTTTCTTGACTGAACAAGTCAACCCAAAGTGTTTCTTTTCTGGCGAAAAGTTTTCTAATAAGTTATCTAATTCACTGAACTTGCTGGTTTCTTGCTTTGCATCTCTGGCAGTTGAGTTTCCATGGCCTTGTGAGGTATTCCGCAAGGATTCTGTTACACCGCCAGCATCTAGGGAGTTCGTCACGGTTTTCTCCTCGTCCGTAAATATCGTGCTTGACCTCTTGCGTGTCCAAGTCTATACCCCTACATGGCAATCCAAGTTAAATACGACACGCGGACGCTCAAGTTGGTCAACAGAAAGCAGATAGAAAGTTCCTGTTGGCTCTGCGCGAACAATACGAACCCCAGAAGAAGTAACATCAACAATGCCAGAAACAAGAGTTCTAAGGGCTTGGGCTAAATCTCTAGCAGTGGCGTAATCATCTCTGCTAGCCCTGACAGAAATCTGAACACTAGGTCTGTCCATCTGAATAGCAGTTGAGCCAAAGGTCATCATTGGGGCAGTTCCCTGATATTCGTAGATACAGACGCAAACATCTGGGCTATCGGGCATCTTTGATAGGAAAAGATTTGTGCCTAGTGTTAGGTCGCCTCTATTTGCGTCAATATACGCCCCCAGAGCCTCTAATACGGTCGCCATTTAGATACCCATAGCCTTTTTAACGGCGGATAATAAACGACCGTCTAAACCGCTTATACGGCGTTTTACTGGGTCTTCAAGAAACTTAGATTTCTTGCCATTTCTGTAATTTCGCTCCATGTCTTCATGGACTACTAGAGCGTAGTCTGCTGCCGCACCACCATAGGAAACCTCAACCACGATATCGTCTCCTTGAACCTCTGGAAGTCCTAGTTTTCCAGATGCTCTTAGATTACCAGTATCTATTGGAACCTCATTTTGGCTTTCTTCAAAGACTATTGCTCCCTCTCGGTAGAGGGCTTGACCAAGAGCCTTTGCTGCTGGCGCTCCACCACGAACAAGAATTTTGGTAAGTTCTTTTGCCTCTATTTCAACACCATATCTAGGCATTACATACTCCCAAATCTTACTTTTGTGTGATGGACGGCAGTTGTTCCTGCGGCTCTGTAGCGAACCTTGCGCACTTCTAGAATTCTTGGGTCTGGATTGTTTCCCGGCAAATCAAGTCTGTCGCCTACGCTTATGTCGGCATCTGACATGATGTAAAGAGTTCCGGGTTCTACTACTTCGTTACCCTGCTCATCTCGGCTTGTTGTTACATTCGCAATAACACGACAAGAGTAGGCGGTTCCGCTTCCTGAGATTGTTTTCGCGCCATAATTATTTAAATTACCTGCTTTATAGACTGTAACCGTATCGGTCATGTCGTCCGACCAGTGGCTTGGCGAACCTGTTATGTAAGACATTTGCGCCCCTAAGTCGTGTAGTCGTGAATACCTGTATAGAAGTCCGTCTTATAGGTAGTTACTGTTTTATCTCCGGTGTTGATAATTGCCTGAGCATTTATATTTGGGGTTGGGGGATAAAGGTCTAACCTCTGTATTCGTAACCTATCTGCTAGAGCGTTAAATTCAGCAGCAGAAGCACCATACTGTTCTGAAATACTCAAATCGCCAATAGAGCGAGAGTAGTTTGTTAGATGGGCATATCTACCGGCAAGTATTTCTGCTCCAGCAATAGCGGAGTCGAAAACATTATTGCCCCAAGTTGTTAATAGATAGGAGATTTCTTCATCAGAGAAGTGTTGGTCGGTAGAGTCTGTATCGCCTATCAAGAACCGCACTTTATCGCGGTCATTGGAGCCAGGGTCAACATAGGTGAAGGTCATGCTGAAATTTTAGCATGGGAAGGCTCCATGCCTACCCTACGCCCACAGGTGGCGCGTAGCGCTTATATGGTTTCGCTTTACAAGCCTATTGGGGCGAGAGCATTATGGTATTTACTCAAGATAAAGTCAGAGAATAAATCTTCGGGTTTAGGTGACTCTTTCTTAATTTGAGGTCTTATGTGGTGGAAATCTTCAACCCCAAGTGTCTGCGCATCGTTATACCAAAACATATTGCTTAAATTCTTGGTCTGTATTTCTATAGGTTCAACCTTCATGAAATCAAATATCTCAGCCATAACCTTTTGGGGTTCGCTTACAAGGTCATCGTAAGCAACAAACTTAAAAATACCCTTCTCTTGATTTTGCTTAGCATGATATAAACCAAGTATGGACTTAGGAATTAAGTCATGCCCATTCATTAAGTATTCGGCCATAGCATCATTTTTACTCAAATAATGTTTGCCGTAATAATTGCTTGCTTCTAATTCTTTGCTTAGATAGTAGTCCGGATTATCTATGGATTTAGAAACAAAAGACGCTAGAACTTCAAGTATTGGGCGATAGCAAAGAATAAATCTTGGATAAGTAGATATTTTATTAGCGAGAGCATAATTATCTGGCGTTGACCAAGGGAATGATTTATCGAACACAATGTCTTTTTTAATACTTGCATAGAAGATTTGAGGAGCAGTCCAAAGAGTTTCTTGATAAGCCTCTAAGCGAAGATTTAATTTTACGGCGTCTGAGTGAATGAAAGATTCCCGCATCGCATAAAGTCCTTCCA